AGGGGTTCTTAGAACATAGCAGTCGCCGGCCGACGCTGTATACTCTAAACACCTAGTCGGCAGAGCGACGAGGCTGCGGTGGGAGATCGATTGACAATGGAGGGTCATCACGCCCCCCACCACCCTAATGAACTTTGTGCCAGGTGTCAAAAAGGGGTGGTGTGCTGCATTTCCATTCTTAGTACAACTTGTAGAAGTCTGACAAATGGTCTACAGTTTCCTGTAGATCCAACCTCTTTAACAAGTCGTAATCATAAGATGGGGTCCATGAAGACAAGAGCTGGTCCATGGGTTGTTGTTTAGCCTCGACTAGGATTGTACTAACGCACTCTGCTGCATAGTCTTCCCATTCGCTGAGGCCAAAGACGTGAGGGAACTTATTCACGCCTATCTCAAATTGCCTAAGGGCCTTCTCAGCGGCAATTTGCTGGGAGACAGGGACCCCAAACTTTTCAGACATTAGTGCACGAGATCGTCCACCAACAGGGAAATTTTCTTCCAAGTAGGGTTTGTCTTTCATTTCAAGGAGAGCCTCGAGCAGCTCATCCTTGTGGTACTGATCTATCTGCATCGCATCGATACGCTTCATCAGTCGGTCATGGGAAATGTGGTTGGTCAATTCCATAACCCGACATGCGAATGCAGTTATCACCGGACAGCCGCCAAGCTCATACAGTAGGGATATGGCTTTAGCTCGCTGCAGCTCTAAAAGGGTCTCGTCACTGGCCAGGACGTACTGTTTGGATAACCAGCAACTTTTTATGATGACAGGCCAAGGGTCTTTGATTACGACGCGGTCAACATCGTCAAAGAAGAGTCCGCAGAAGGACGCCTCATTGATCGAGTCAACATACAACATCTTCATCTTTAACCCAAGTGCGGAGTAGTCGTCAACCGTCAACCTGCGGTCGCCGTTGTAGGCCATGACTATGTCATCGCCTTCCAATACATACTTCCACTCAGTGGCTTTCACCACCTCCTGCATCAGAAATTCATGAATGACCATGTTGTTGTAGCCGTTCATAAATGATGTCATGGGAGAGCCTGATAGCCGGATAGGTTCCAGTTCGGCCATAAAGTACAGCATGTCCCACTGACGGTTTTTGACTTTCTCATTGAGAATGTCGTATGATGGTTTCCACATAGGTCCTGCGACTACCACCATAATTACCAGTTCGACAAATTGGAAGGTGATGTCCTGCAGCTGTT